CTTTCGGACACAAAAAAATCAAAAACCCTTGATTTTTTGGAAAATAGCCCTTTTTTGGCTTAAAAACAACGAAAAACCGCCTAAAATGTTTCAAAAAGGCAATTTTTTTGAGAGAGGGTTTCAATAATGACGTTTGGAGCGATAATATGAGGATAACCAATATAAAAATAGACAATATTATCCCTTACGAAAATAACCCACGGCACAATGACGAAGCCGTGGAGTACGTAAAGAACAGTATTAAAGAGTTCGGGTTCAAAGTGCCTATTGTAATTGACAAAAACAACGTCATTGTTACCGGGCATACAAGATACAAGGCTTGCAAGGAGTTAGGCATTGCAACAATTCCTTGTATTCGTGCCGATGATCTCACCGACGAACAAATAAAAGCGTTCCGTGTAGCTGATAATTCGGTTGCTGCCGTTGCAACGTGGGATTATGACAAGTTAGAAATCGAGTTGCAGGATTTAGACATTGATTTTGCCGATTTTGCGCTTGATATGGAACAATTTGATCATGAAGCCGAGGAAATGCCGGAGGAAGAGGACAACGGCTATTACGGCGACGAACGGGAGCGCACAAACAAAGAATATAATATGGATTTGGTGGACGAAGTAGAGCTTACAAAGGATTTTTGGCAAATGCCGATCATAAAAAAGGAAACTTTCATACCGTCGGATTTAATCGGGTTCAATTATGCTATGACAAGCGAAAACAAAGATTGCGGTATTCATTGTTTCGTAGATGATTACCAATTTGAGCGGTTATGGAATAGCCCGGAACAATACATTGATACGTTAAAAGAATATGAGTGCTTTTTATCCCCGGATTTTTCGCTTTATATGGATATGACACGGGCAAATAAGATTTGGAACATATACCGTTCAAGGCTTATAGGTGCTTTTTATCAAGCAAGGGGAATAAAGGTTATTCCGACGATTTCGTGGTCAGAAAAAGAAACGTTCGAGTTCTGTTTTAAAGGCTTACAAAAGGGCGGTGTAATAGCCGTTTCCACAATCGGAGTTAAGGAACACGAAGAAGCCTTGCAGGTTTGGAAAGACGGCATGGAGGAAATGATCAAGCAAATTAAGCCAAAAACAATACTTGTTTACGGGGGCAAACTTGATTTTGATTACGGCAAAATAAAGGTCGTTTATTTTGAAAACAAGGTAACGGAAAGAATGAGCGGTAAAGCGGAGGTATAAACAATGGGAGGACGTGGAGCAAGTAGCGGAGGTTCGAGCGGTAGCGGTTCGATAGGTGGTTCGGTTACGTTATCAAAAAAAATAGTGATTATTTCAATGGTGTAGTAAAAGGAGATTTGAAGAGAACGGGCGAAGCGTTCGGCAATAGTAAAAATGACGCAGAAAAAAATTATTATGCCGACGAATTAGACATAAAAATGCAAAGATATTCAAAAGCATTAAATGTTAGTGAAGCACAACTTAAAGATATGATAACGGGCAAAATAAAAATTCAAGTTGTAAAAGAAGCTCCAAAAACAAAGCCGACCGCAACGAAAACGCAAAATACATCAAAAAAATTTGTTAATAGTGACGGAGAAGCAACAAGCCGTTATGTAACAAGCGGAACGTATGAGAGAGCAAGTAAACGGCTTACAAATGCAATAAACGATTGGTTCAAGAATTGGCGGTAGAGGTGCAAGCAGCAGTTCGGGAACAATTAAAAATTCGCAGGGGCGAGAAGTTCCCTTTATGAAAACAGTTCCTAAAGGGTGGAAAGAAAACCCGTATGCAACGACCGCTCCAAAAGGCTATACATGGATAGACAACGGAAAAAGTCATTTTGATAAGGGTTATAAATCGGCTATTGTTCCCGAAAGTGCATTAAGGAGGTAAAAGAAAATGGGTGGTAGAGGTTCAAGTAGTAGCAGAGGCGGTGCAACGGGTGGGCTTAACCCAAGTGATATTGTTTCAACAACTTCTTTAATATCCGCACCCGGTAAAAGCGCAGAAATAAACCAAACGCTGCAAGTATTAAAAGATATTTCGGACGAATACGGGCTTACGCTTTCCGATGTGCAACTTGCCACGTTAAAAGGCGGTGGATTAGGTGTATTCGGATATTATGATTCTAACGGCAACCTTGCAATCAATACAAGCTATTTTAAAAGCGAAGCAATGACGAAAGCATACGATCGTAGTGTAGAACAAGGGTATCACCCACCACGAGGAAACAAAACGGGTATTGAAGCGGTAACCGCTCACGAAATGGGTCACGCATTAACAGAAAAAGCCGGGGCAGTTGGGGCAAACTTGATTCTACCGCAGGCAAAATTGTTAAAGAAGCTGCAAAGAAAGCCGGATATAAAGATACCGCCTCATTTATGGCTAAAATTAGCGGATATGCGAAAGAAAATGCAGCCGAAGCGGTAGCCGAAGCGTTCGCAGACGTTTATTGCAACGGTAATAAAGCCTCAAAAGAAAGTAGAGCAGTTGTAAACGCACTTAAAAAATCGTTAGGAGGTAAAAAGTAATGAAAAAAGCAAAGTACACAGAGCCGAAAGAGTATATCCCTAAAGATATTAGAAAAGAGTTTAAGTTAGGGGAATACGCAGAAAAAGAGGACAAAAAGGCGAACAAAAAAGAAGAAAGAACAATTACCAATGAAGATTTCCGAAAATATTTAAAAGGGGAATAAATCAATGGCGAAATTATCATTAAATCAGCAAGCCCAAGAAATTATGAAGATTGCAGAAGAAAGCGGAGTACAGAGCAATTTCTTTTTCCTTACCACTTTTAAGCGGTATCAAGTGCAATTAAGCATATTATCGGAGCTTGAAAAGACATTAAAAGAAGAGGGTATGCTTGTTTCCAAAGAGTACGTAAAAGGACGCAAAAACCTTTACAGTAACCCGGCGGTTGCAGAGTATAACAAAACCACGGATAGCGCAAATAAAACAGTTGCAACGCTTATGCGGATTTTACGCAATTTTAATGTTGATGATTCTAACGACAACGAAGAAGATCCGCTTATGCGTATCATAAATGGCGGTGGAGAGAGTGACGAAGAATAAAGCCTATGATTTTTGTAAAAAGTCCATAAGGAAAAAGACAACCCCGAAATACGTTAAATTGCAAATGAGAGAGTTTATGCGTATTTGCGAGGGCAAGGACAAAAAATATATCATAAGCGAAAAGAAGTTAAAGCAGCTTGAAAACATTCTCAAATTATTAAATATGCCTAAAGGCTTGAAAGCAGGGCAACCGCTTTATGATTGTACTGTTGGTTATCAATGGCTTTTCTATGTAGCGATTCTATGCACGGTTTACCGGGATAACCCCAAAAAGCGAAGATACGAAACGGGAGTTTTGGAGATTTGCAGAAAAAACTTTAAGACTTACACCATAGCAACCATTTTTATTTTGCTTTTCTTAACAGAGCCGAAATTCTCAAAGTTTTATTCGGTAGCCCCGGACGGTTCACTTTCCCGGGAGATCAGAGAAGCAATAGCCGAAACTATAAGGAGTTCCCCGGCGGTTTACGAATATAAAGATACAAAGCGGTTTAAGATATTACGTGATTATATCATGTTCAAAACCACGCAAACGCAGTATATACCGCTTTCCTATTCCACAAGCAGAATGGACGGTAAGCTGCCAAACGCTTTTTGCGCCGATGAAGTCGGAGCATTGCCCGTATCATATCCCATTGAAGCAATGCGAAGCGGTCAGTTGAATATATTAAACAAATTAGGGTTTATTATATCAACAAAATATCCAACTATTGACAATCCGTTCGAGGACGAAATAAAATATTCTAAAAGAGTATTGGACGGATTGGAAAAGGACGAAACCGTATTTGCCCTATTGTATGAGCCGGACAACGTGAAAAATTGGGAAACGGACGATTTAATATTGCAGCAGGCAAACCCGGTAGCGTTGGAAATTCCCGAGATTTGGGAGGATTTATTAAAAAAACGGGCAAAGGCAATAGCCGTTGAGAGCGCACGGGAAAATTTCGTAACAAAGCATTGCAATATTATTTACCAAGGTGTCGGCACGGAAACTTACATTGATGTAAAGGACGTGCAAGCGTGCAAGGTTGCAAATATAAATTGGTTGGGTCGTGTAGTCTATGTCGGGCTTGATTTATCGGAAACCAACGACAATACAAGCGTATCAATGGTTGCCGTTGATGATGATAACAATATACTTGCGGAATCGTTCTCATTTATCCCGGAGGGGCGCATAGAAGAAAAGCAGGCAAGCGAAAAGGTAAATTACCGGGAGCTTGTCAAAACCGATAAAGTCATTGCTTGCGGAGATCGTGTAATTGATTATGCCGTGGTAGAGGATTTTATTTTAAGTTTAGAGGAAAAATACGGGGTACAGATACAAACGATAGGGTACGACCGTTGGAACGCTTTAAGCACGGCACAAAAACTTGAAAAAGCCGGACATAACCTTGTAGAGATACGGCAACATTCAAGCGTATTACACCCACCAACGAAGTTACTAAAAGAAAAGATTTTAAACAAAGAGTTTCAGTATGAAAACAATACCTTGTTAGAGGTCAATTTTCAGAACGCACGTTGCGTGTACGATACAAACAAAAATCAGTACGTCAATAAGAAGAAGTCAAAAGGTAAGGTTGATATGGTTGTAAGTTTAATCAATGCCACTTACCTATTAGAGCAAGATTGTTTCTTAAATCAAGCAGATTTTACGGTGCAAGTTTTTTGAAAGGAGTAAACAAATGGATAGTAAAAAATTTGTTGAAATGGCAAAAAAAGCGGTAGTTGATTATTTCAATGAACAATCCGAGATCACGGATAAAAACGGTAAAATTTCCGAAAATGATGTATATGTTGTATGGCTATGCAAGACCTTACAAAATAACAAGGCATTGTTGAGTACAACCGTTTCGGACGGTATGTATTACGAGGTTACATACAACGGCGACAAAAACGAAATGTATGTTGACGCATACAAAAAGTGGAAAAATTTTACCGTTCAAGTATAGTGGAGGTTTACCATGAGTAAATTTACGGATTGGCTATTCGGTGTAGAAAAGAGGGAAGAACAGACACCAACGGTTGAGCCACCGATTGACGATGTTTTATTAAAAGCATTGCTCAATAATGAAACCATAACAAGGGAAAAGGCTTTAACTCTCCCGGCAGTAAGCGGAGCGGTCGATTTTATTT